GGACTCAGCCTTTATTATTTACAATGACAACTGCCGGCTCAAGCAAAACAGATGGAAACATATGCTGGGAGGTTCCCGACTACGCACAAAAAGTAAAAGATGGAATCATAAATGATGAGACATTCCTACCTTTAATATACTGCGCTGATGACACCGATGACATACAAGACCCTAACACCTGGCGCAAAGCAAACCCTAACCTCGGAATTTCAATCACGGAGGAGTACCTAAAAAACGAAGCAAAGCGAGCAGCCGAACTTCCAAGCTATGAAAACACCTTCAAAAGATTGCACCTCAACCTCTGGACAACCTCGATAAGCAAATGGATAAGCGACTCAGTATGGATGGAGAACTATGAGAAAATAGACCTCGACATTTTGAAGGGACAAAAGTGCTGGGGAGGGTTAGACTTAGCAAGCACAATGGACCTCAGCTCGCTAGTTTTATACTTTCCTATGGAGGACCAAAAAGATGTAGTGCTCGTTTATTTTTGGTGTCCGGAAGCATCAGCCGAAATACGAGGTCGGAAATACAAGCTACCATACGATGAATGGATAGCAGATGAATACATAAAAGCAACCCCTGGAGATGTCCAGGATTACGAATTTATACGCAAAGACATAAATGAAATAATAGAGCAATACGACCTACAAAGCATAGCCTTTGACCGTTGGAATTCTAGCCAATTAATAATACAATTAAGCCAACAAGATGGAATACCGATGTCACAATTCGGACAAGGATACAGAAGTATGAGTGCGCCTTGCAAGGAACTAGAGAAGCTCGTACTTAAACACCAACTCAACCACTTAAACAATCCGGTATTAAGATGGCAATGTGAAAATGTACAATTACAAACCGATGCATCAGATAATATAAAAATAAATAAACAACGCTCCTCTGAGAAGGTCGATGGAATGGTAGCCTTAGTAATGGCACTAGGCGAAATGATGACAGATGAAACAGAAGGAGACTCAATCTATAATGATCGTGGAATATTAACCTTTTAATAAAAACTTTATGACAATACCAATAGAAATACTAGCCTTACTAAGCCCTGCCGGATTTGAGAAGCGCTTTCATAAAAACTGCAAAGAAGTAAAAAACTATGAGGAAGCCTATGAGCGAACTGAGAAGGAATACGAGGAGAACTTCGGAAAGAGGCGCTATTCATCATATGATAGCTTTAGAGTTACAAAAAACCGAAAAATAAGAAACAAACTTCCAAGGCCAAAGAAAAACAAAAGCGTATAATTGTAACCTTAAAAGCCAAAACTATATATGGGATTAATTGACACACTGAAAGGTGTTTTTTTTAGTAATAAGCAAGAAACTAGAAATAATAACTTTTTAGCTGCTATGACCACTCGAGGAGGAAACTCAAGTGGAATAGCCGTAACTGATGAGACTGCGTTTAATTTTACTGCCGTCTGGGCAGCGATAAGAATCCTATCCGAATCCGTAGCACAACTACCCCTCACGGTAAATCAAACCGACAAGAACGGAAACAAATCGCAAGCAGTTAAACATCAGCTCTTTAATTTATTACATAGGAAACCAAATCAACAAATGACAACCTACACCTTTATACAAAAGTGTATGATTGACTTATTGACAAGAGGAAACTCATATGTTTATATAAAAAGAAACGGAGGAGCAAGACCGGTGGAATTATTGCCTATACTTACTACGGATGTAAAATTAATAGAAAATGATGGCGTGGTTTATTATGAACTAAAAGAAGGAGGCATAGTAGACCAATACGATATGCTACACTTTAAGGTTATGAGCCGAGATGGATACATAGGAATGTCGCCAGTAGATGTGGGCGCAAGCGCAATAGGATACGGCCTAGCATTAGAGAAGTATGGTAACTCATTCTTCGGAAACGGAGCAAAAGTAAGTGGGGTGCTTTCAACCGAAAGACACCTATCAGATGAAGCAATCGAAAGGTTAAAGGTCTCATTCCAAGAGAACTACACGAACATAGGCGATGCAAATAAAACAATGGTCCTGGAGGAGGGTCTGAAATTTCAACAGATAAGCCTATCAAACGAAGCCTCGCAATTCTTAAATAGCCGTGAATTTTCAATAACAGAAATAGCTCGTCTTTTTAATTTGCCTCCACACCTACTACGAGACTTATCAAAATCTAGCTTTAATAATATCTCGGAGCAAAGTAGAGAATTTGTGCAGTATTCATTAATGCCTTATTTGATAATGATGGAAAGCGAAATGAACTGCAAGCTATTCAGACAAAATGAAGCAGGTAAAATAGAAGTCAAATTTGTAGTTAATGCTTTACTAAGAGGCACACCAAAAGACAGAAGCGAATATTACAGAACGATGCTAAACATAGGAGCAATGAGTATAGATGAAATTAGATCGTATGAGGAGCTACCAACAGTACAAGGAGGAGACAACCACTTTATGCAATTAAATATGGCTACCCTTAATGATATAATAAAAGGAGGAACGCTAGGAACACAACCTCCACCTGAGAAACAAAAAACAAATGGACAATTAAATGCCGATACCAAAACCGAATAACGAAACGAAAGAGGAGTTTATAGAAAGGTGTATGGCTGATGAGACTATGCAAGAATACGATAATGACCAAAGGCTAGCAATATGCGAAGCCCAAACCGAAACAAAACAAAAGAGTATGGACATAAAAACTAGAAACATTATATCAATAAAGGAGGATGAAAAAACAATTACTATCGTTCTTGATAAAGATAATTTATCAGATAGCGAAACCGAAGCTCCTGAAGTGGATGAGGAAGTGGATGCCGAATCGGTGGAAAATATCGAGGAGGATGAAACTATAGAGGAGAACGACCACATCCCAGGCCACGAAAGTGAGGAGGAAGAAATAGAGGAAGAAATAGATGAGGAGGAAGAAGAAGAACTCGAGGAGGAGGAGAAAAACGAATACCGAGGCAAAGAAGTAAATGTATGGGACAAGAAACACACATCAGAAACTCGGTACTTTAATATAGATAGCCGACTAGACACCAAGGGAGGAAAGGATGTCGTAATAGGCCACGCTGCCGTTTTTAATAGCCTAAGCGAGGACTTGGGAGGGTTTAGAGAGAAAATACAACCTGGAGCATTTGATGAGGTCCTAGACAACGATGTGCGTGCGTATTTTAACCACGACCCTAACTACCTACTAGGAAGGACAAGCGCTGGAACATTAAGACTCTCAGTAGATAATGAAGGCCTAAGATATGAACTCGATGTACCGAACACAAGCGCAGGCCGTGACTTGAAAGAAAATATGCGACTGGGTAATATTACTCAATCGTCATTTGCCTTCACAATCGGTAAGGATGGCGACTCTTGGGAGAGAAGCGAAAATGGTGCAGATATTAGAGTCATCAACAAGGTCAATCGCCTATATGATGTCTCTCCGGTCAGCCTCCCTGCGTACCCATCAGCTAACGACCTAGCGCTTGCGCAAAGGTCTAACTATATAGATAAAGAGAAAACAAGAAAAAAACAAGAACAAGCGTATGAGGAGAACTCATTATTAAATCTTAAAATTAATTTATTAAAAAGAAAAAAGTAAGAAAATGAAAAAGTCAATAGAATTAAAAGAGACTCGCTCAGGCTTAGTAGACACATTAGAGAGTATCAAAGCTCAAGCTGATGGAGAAACTAGAAACCTAAACGAGGCTGAAGCTATCGAAGTGGACAACACATTAGAAGCTATCGACAAGTTAGATGCTCAAATTAAAAGAGCAGAAAAAATGGAGAATGAACTAAGAATCTCTGCGTCAGTAAGTGGTGCGTCAGTTAAAACTGAAACTCCAAAAGAGATGAGAGATTACTCATTCCAAGATGCTATCAAGCAAGCCGTAACTGGTAACCTTGAAGGATTAGTAAAAGAGATGGACCAAGAAGCTAGAAACGAAAGCCCTAACCAAGATTATAGAGGAGTAGCAATACCTCACTCTGTACTAACAAGAGCTGCCGTAACAACTTCTGCGTCTGCTGGGGTGGATGTGCAAAGTTTCACAGACCAACTAGAAGCTAACCTAACACTAGCAAGTGCCGGTGCTAATTTTTACACTGGAGTAGCAGACCAAAAATTTCCTATCGTACAAGAGATTGCTTCGTCTTGGGTAGCTGAGGACTCTGGGTCTGATGTAGCAGCTACTGGCTCAACTACAAGCATCACATTAGAGCCACACAAACTAATCTCTGTTGTAGATTTATCAAGAGAAGCGCTA